AAAACAGTACTATTCTATTAACTGAAGACAATAAAATGCTTTTAAATGACTAAGATGAAAAAGAATGAGGACTTAGTAAAAAAATTCAACCTAAGTGAAGCCGTAAAACGTATTCAAAAGATTAATGAATATAGTTTTTACGATGCTACTATGGTTGAAGATGAGCAAGACCCTAACGATACGGGTGATGAAATGCCTCCTATGGATGAACCACAAGGGGGTGATATGGGTGGTGAAGAAAATCCAATGGGTGATGCGAATCCACCTATGAATGGGCCTCAGGATGGTGATATGGGTGGTGACTCAAATGCAATGGGTGATGAGATGCCACCTATGCCTGATGCACAAGGTGATGATTTTGGTGACGAACTTGGTGATGATATGGACGTTGAAGATGTTGAAATGGATACAGAACAACCTGGTGATGAAGTTGTTGATGTGGATGAATTAACTCAGTCTCAAGAAGCCACTGAATTTAAGGTTGATAATGTTGATGATAAGTTAAACAAGGTCCTTGACGTTATTTCTAAGTTTGAGGATGCAATTGCTGCTAATGATCAGAAGATTGAAGACCTTAAACATGAATTTGCTAAGAGAAACCCAACGGCTGAGGAAACACTTAATTTGCGTTCTTTGGCTTCTTATCCATTTTCTGAACGTCCTGATGAATATTGGAAAAAACAACAAGAGGAGCATCCAAATTATAATGTAATTAGTGATAATGATGTTTCTACCTCAGATGAACAGAAAGAATTTGAGATAAGAAAAAGTGATGTTGATAATTTTAATGAACGGGATATACTAAAGTCTCTTGGTGAGAATCATATAAAATTGAGTGATTTCTTACAGTTTTAAATTATATTATTTTAATAAATAAAGTTGTAGGTTAACTGCAACTTTTTTACATGTAAAATTGTTTTTGAGGGAAAAAAGTAGTATATATTAAATATAATAACGATAATAAAAATTTTATGGGAAATTTTAATGGTAATGTAAACGGTAGTATTGTTGAAAACTCATTAGTTTCTAATGGTACGAACACACAGAAAAAGAATGATTTTGATGCTAAAAATTATTTAGACACAAAGTTGGAAAATGGGCAAAATGAACGAACAATTAAGATTAGAATTTTGCCTGTAAGTGGTGAAGATGGAAATTTTAGAATTGCAGTTAAGACTCACAATCTTAAAGTTAGTCCACGTATTGCAAAGAGTGGTTTTAAATCTTTCCTATGTATTAATGACCCACAAGTTCCTGATTACAATCCTTCGGTAAAATGCCCAATTTGCGAAAAGGCTCAGTATTATTTTGATGAGGCAAATAAGTGTTATCAGACGGATAAAGTAAAATCTAAGGCACTATTCAAGAAAGGCTGCTCTTTAAAGAGTAAGGTGACTTATATTGTTCGTGTTATTGAACGTGGGAAGGAAAACGAAGGCGTTAAATTTTGGAGATTTAACGAGAATACACAAGGTAAGGGTATTTATGATTCATTGATTGCTCTGTATAAGCAACGCAAGAGTGATATGGAAGAAGCGGGTGATCCGAATTATAATATTTTTGACCTTGACAATGGACGGGATATTATTATTAACTTGAAGAGAACTGAACGTTCGGACGGTAAAGAGGGTGTTGCTGTGTTGATTACTGACCAATCACTTAACAAACCACTAACACAAGATATTGAACAAGGAAATGCTTGGATTAACGATGTAAAGAAATGGTATAATGCATACACAGTCAAATCGCGTGATTATCTTTCAATCATTGCTGATGATATGATTCCTTATTTTGATAAGAGTGTCGGAAAGTTTGTTGCGAAGACTGAGGATGATTTCTTGGAAGCAGAAAAGAGACGTAATGACGCAAAAAAGAATGCTGATATGATTACAGAAGCTGCTTCTGAGGTTTTAAATGAACAACGCCCAACAGCTTCTACTCAAACAGATATGCCAATTATTATGGATGGCGAAGAGGACGAGGTTGATTTGCCATTCTAATATGTAATGATAAATATAACATTTCATAATCTATACCATGTGGTAAGAAAACATGAAAAAACATAATGAAAATAACAAATAAAAATTAACTTATGCCACAACCAATTAAAAAAGGTCAAACAATTAAAAAAACTGGACTTGGTGCTTTTAAAGAAAAGATGGGTCTCAATGCAAAGGAAGGAGAACCTATTAAAGTGAGTAATGCGAATAAACCACAAGAATGGATTTTGATGCCAAAGTCATTTCAAGATGTTACTAAGTTGCCGGGTATTCCACAGTCAACAGTTATTAGTGTAATTGGACACAGTAACGTTGGTAAATCAACACTTATTAATCATGCAATCGTTAGTGCTCAGAAACAGGGTCTAATTCCTGTTATCATTGATACTGAAAATGCTTTCTCATTCCAATATGCAATGCAAATGGGATTTGAAGCTGAGCCAATTTATGGTGATGTAGAGATTGAAGATGTTAATCTGGATACAGGCGAAATTACAACACATGTTGAAAATAGAATTATCCAATGGGACGGTAATTTTTTGTATTATAATAATGCAATTCTTTGTGACCAATTTGGTGATTGGGATTATTCATCAGGAACTAAAACAAAAACAAAGAGAAAAACTGCCGTAATTGAGGATGTTGCAATGTGTATTAACACACTACTCGATGCACAAGAAAATGGAGATATTAATCAAGGATTTTTATTTGTGTGGGATAGTGTTGGCTCAGTTGGGTCATTTAAGGAATATAAAGCAGCAAAAATCTCAAATGCGATGTGGTCGGCTGCTGCAATTTCTCAAGCATTTAGTAGCATCGTAAATGATAGAATCCCTTCTTCAAGAAAGGTTACTTGTAAGTATTCAAATACTATGCTTTATATCAATAAGGTATGGATGGATAGTATGACCGTTTCTATTTCGTCTACCCCAATAATGCAAACAAAGGGTGGAAAATCGTTAAAGTATGCCACTCGTATGGAAATATTGATGGGTGGACAGTTGACAAGTGGTATTAAACGCCTGACAGCAACCTCTAAGGGTTTGAATTATGCATATGGTATTCAGACAAAGATTAAAATCTTGAAGAATCATCTTGATGCTCCACATAATGTTTGCTATGAGGGCCCGTTAGTTGCTTGCGATAAAGGATTCATTGGGGTTGATGACTTGGACAAGTATAAGAAGGAACACATCGCAGATATTCTTAAACAGTTAAATGAACTTGGCAAAGAAAATAACGTTACTGTTGATGTTGGTGATGTTGAGTTCAACGAAACTGAAGAAGATATGGACTAAATATATAAAGCTGAGGCAAAAACCTCAGCTTTTTTTGTGTTTATCATGTAAAAATAGTAAAATAAGTTTGATATAATGTTTAATGTGCAAATAACTTGACAAAAAGATTTTGAATATAAAGTGAAAAAGAGTATTATATAAACGATGGGACAACCAATACCGAAGAAAATTAAAGAGATTAAACCTAATGTTGGGATAAAACAATTCAACACTCTTCTTATTGATGGTTCTAATATATTGGAAGTTTGTTTAAGTGCAGATAATACATTATCTTCTAATGGCAAACCGATAGGTGGAATTTTTCAATTCCTTTTACAGATAAAAATGTTGTTGCAGAAAGGGAATTTTAGATATGTCTACGTGATGTGGGATGGACAAGAATCTGGACAATTGCGTTATCAATTAAATAGTCAATATAAAGCTAATCGTGATAAGGAATTTGAGGAGGGCGGTTTGTCTCCATATATGCAAGCAGTGAACAGTAAGATAAAATCTATGCAGAATTATTTCTTTAAACAAAAAGACCCAATCAAGATTTCCGAAAGGAAACGGCATAAAGACCTTTTTTATTGGCAGAGAGACGTTGTTATGGAGTGTTTAGAGGAATTGTTCATTAGACAATGTTTGTGCGATTATACGGAAGCTGACGACTTTATTGGGTATTATGTGGCACATAAGAAACCTAACGAACGTATCGTTATTGTATCTAATGACCGAGATTTAACCCAATTAATTTCCGATGATGTAATCGTGTATGTACAATCATTGAAAAAGTTTATTAACACGAAAAATCATACGGATGTAATGGGGTATAATTATCAGAATGTCGTCCTTAAAAAGATGATTTGTGGGGATGCATCTGATAATATTAAAGGAATAAAAGGAGTTGGAGAAAAAACACTATTTGATAATTTCTCAGAGTTCAAAACACGTAAGATTGAATTAGAAGAGGTTGTTAATAGGGCACGTCAAATAAATGAAGTTCGCAAAGAAAACAAAAAGAAGCCTTTAAAGTGGGCTGAAAATATTGTGAATAGGGTTACAGATGGTGTTCAGGGGGATATGATTTATGAAATCAATCGAAAGATAATTGATTTAAGGAATCCTTTAATGACTGATGAAGCCAAGGAACTAATGGATACAATAATGTATGCTCCAATTGATCCTGAAGGGCGAAGTTTGGAGAATTTGTATAATATTATTTTGAAATATGATATTGATAAACTAAAAGATACAACAACCTTTGGTAATTTTTTCAATGAGTATCTGAATGTTATGGAAAACGAGAAAAAAAATATCCAATATTGATTTGTTTTTTGAAGATTTTCGTAGTATATTAAGAATACAGTAGATAATTAATTGATTTGTTAAACATTTAAATGAATTTCGTAATGAGTGAAATTTTAAAGAAAGAAAAAGAAGTAAAGGTGATTGACAACACACAATGGAAGGAACGACATCAGTTTGTGCTTTCTGCAAATGGTAACATTATTTGTCAGCGCTATTTTAAAGTTAACGGGTTTAATCCTAAGTCTCTAAATTCAGAGGAGTTGTATTACACAATTCGCGACATTGTGCATATGATTAAGGATGATCTCAAGTCTAAAAGTCGCATTTACACGGCCATTACAATGGGCAAGAGTACGAAGCTTACGGGTTTCTATAATGGCGAGAAACTTAGTAATCACGATGCAGCACTTGTGTTTCAAGATGATGTTCGAGGTGAAGTTACTTTGTCAAATGGTATTGTACTCAATAAGACATACATCGATTATGATGTTGAAGAAGAGGTTGATGATTCACCTTTTACCCTAAAATTCAGCTATCTTTTTGATGATAAAGCCGTGTATGAGGAAGTTTGGGATGGTACTGTGTACCCAAAGTATGTGCGTAATTGTATTGACCTTTCAAATTCAAACGCATCTTATAAGAATGTAGACCCTATGCGTATGACGTTTAGTCAGCAAATGACAAAAAGCCTTAACAGTGGGCGTCCTGACCTTATTTACAACATAATTAAGCTGTTTTGTGACACCCTTAGTAATGATGTTGATGATGATGGAAACTCAATCGATAAGGGGTACACTACGAGTGTAAAATATGGTAATAAGAAGTATTATTACACAAACTATCCTATTGATTTCGTGAAGGGATGGGCAGCTGCAGTTCGTCAGAAGACTAATGCATATAATCGTTGGTCTGACCGACACCTTTCTCAATCAAAGTTTGATTACGTTAATCGTCATATGTAATCAATTAAGGTGTCAACAAAGTTGTTGGCACCTTTTATTTTTCAATAAACAATATAAAACAAATATTTAAAATAATAAGTAAATAATGGCAAAAAAAGTGGTAAAAGTGGCTAATGATGCCACAAAGATTGACTTGGGTTATCTTGGTATTGATTTTCAACACAAGTTGGTTAAGTTGTTTTTTGAGGATTCTACATTCTTTACAATGATTAACCCAATTGTTGACCAAAATATGTTCACGGAGGATGTTTTGAGACGTATTGTTGGCTTTATGAAAGACCGCTACAACGAAAGTGGGGTTGCACCAACATATGTAGATATGGATTTGTATATCCGTGTCCACGTGCATGATGCTATCACTTTGGACACCATTTTGTCTACACTCCAAGTTTTGCGTGAGATTGATTTGGTTGGTCAAGACATTGTTAAATCAGAAGCTGATAAGTTTTTTAAACAACAAAATTTGACCAAGGCAATCAATAAATCAATTGAAATTGTTAAAGAAGGTAATGTTTCTAAGTATTACGATATTGAGGACTTGATTAGAAGTGCACTTGATACTAATGTTAGTCTTGATATGGGATATAACCCTATGGACGGAATTGATGAGGCACTTGAAGAAAATTATCGTAAGGTAATACCCACAGGTTTTTCTCGTTTGGATAAGGCTTTGTATGGTGGCCTTGGAATGGGTGAATTGGGTGTTATTATTGCACCTTCAGGCGTTGGTAAATCATCCGCAACGACAGGGTTCGCTGCTTCTGCGGCAACTTATAAATGTAAGGACAATGATTATCGCGGATTTAAGGTTCTTCATATTCATTTTGAGGATGAAGATGTTAATATTAAGCGCAAATATTATGGTTGGCTTACAGGTGTTGATGCAATTGATTTGTCAAAACCTGAGTTTAAAGAAAATGTTAAATCTCGCCTTAAAAATGAATTGTTTGAGGAAGCACAAATGATTAAGGAAAATTTGTGGTGCTTCCATCTTCCGAGTGGTGAAGTTACTGTTGGACGAATTGAACAAATTGTTAAGCAAGGTATCGCACGAGGTTTTAAACCTGACTTGATTATCATTGACTATTTTGAATGCTTGGAATATGATAGTGCTGATAAAACTGATAGTGAATGGTCTAAGGAAGGTCGTACCATGCGTAAACTTGAGGCGTTGGCACATAAATATGAAGTAGGACTTTGGGTTCCTATTCAGGGTACAAAGGATTCTTTTGATAAGGAGATTCTTGGTTTGAGTTCTGGTGGTGGTTCTGTGAAAAAGATTCAAATTGGACACGTAATTATCACTTTGGCAAGAACACAAGAGCAGAAAAAGAACCATCGTGTAACAATTTCATTGGAGAAGTTCCGCGCAGGACGTATGGATGATTCTGTTATGCCTAATGTCAAATTTAACAATGGTACGTGTCGTTTTGAAATCGATGAAGATGAAGACCAAGCACTTGATTTTATTGCACAACAAGAAGATATTCAGATGCAACGCACAAGAGAAAAGATTGCTAATAGTATAATGAAAAGTCGTCAAAAACGCTAACTAAATATCTTATTTAACTGTTTTTATCTCATAAAAAAAATATATTTTTTTTTATGCTGATACACAGTGATTTATGTGGTTATGACAATTTTATTGTGTTTTTTTCTAAAAAACTTGCATACTTATTAATGTCAAAATAAAATAATAAAAATAATTTATAATGTTTCAAGTATTAAAGAGAGACAAAAAAACAAAAGAAGTTTTCCAAGAAAACAAGGTGCGTAAGGCAATCGAAAGTGCTTATCGTTCTATTGGAAAGGAATTAGATGAAGATGTACTTAAATGCGTGTTTGAACGTTTGGGCGTTAATAAACTTAATGAAGATGTTGGTCTAAACGTGGAAGACATCCAAGATAGTATTGAGAAGTGTTTGTTTGAAAATGATGTTGAAGTGGCAATCGCATTTCATGACTATCGTCTAACTCACAAACTTATTCGAGATGAAAGAAAGGGTCTTGCAAGAGAGTTTGCGAAGAAACTGATGGCTGAGAATGTAGAAAATCAGAATGCTAATCTTGATGAGTACTCATTTAGTGGAAGAATGGCTGAGGCAAGTAATGTATATAAGAAGGATTTTGCTCTTAACAACTGCGTATCAAAACAAACTAAGAGAAATCACCTCAACAATGAAAGTTATGTACATGACCTCGACAACTATGCAAGTGGAGAACACAACTGTTTAAGTTTACCGTTAGATGACCTTTTGGCAAACGGTGCTAAGGTTGGTCAAACAGATATTCGTCCTGCTGCAAGTATCAATTCAGCAATGCAATTGACGGCCGTATATTTTCAGATTCAATCACAAGAACAATTTGGTGGCATAAGTGCAACACATGTGGATTGGACAATGGTTCCTTATGTACGTAAATCATTCTTTAAACATTATGTACTAAATTACATAAAGGGTCAAGAAGATTTTGATACCCTATCTGTTATTTCAATGAATAATGATGAAATTGATGAATGGGTAGATAAACATAAAGAAGAGTTTTTAAAGAAATTTAATCTAACAACAGAAGATTTTAGATTTGATAACTTTGATAAACTTGATAAGCATTTAGCCAATGCTGCTTTGTTTGATACAAGAATTGAGTTAATGCAAGCTGTTGAGGCTTTGATACACAACTTGAATACTCTTCAAAGTCGCCCAGGTTCACAATTGCCATTTAGTTCATTGAATTACGGATCTTGCACACTACCTGAAGGACAAATGGTAATTGAAGCATTACTTGATGGTTCTATTAGAGGAACGGGTAAACATCATCTCACCCCAATTTTCCCTTGTGGAATTTTCCAATTAGGTAAGGGGATTAATAGAAAGCCAGGCGATCCAAACTATTATTTATTCCGAAAGGCACTTCAGTCTACAGCAAAGCGTATTTATCCTAATTATGCTAATATTGATTGGAGTGGTAATAAGGGATATGACAAGAATGACCCACGAACATACTTCTCTACAATGGGTAAGTGGAAACTACAGCCCATTTCAAATCTCGTGAACCCTGCTAAGGGGTGTGAACCATTAAGAATGGTTTGCTAACGGTTAGGTCCTTATTTATAGAAAATAAGGATGAGATCCGTGCTAAATTGGAGAAATCCATAAATGTGTATCGACTATCCCTGATGAGTGTAAGGGAGTAGAATTAGAGATAAGCACTAATTCGGAGCGCGAGACCATCATGATTGATGGAAGATATAGTCAGTGCTATTGGTAACAATAGAAAAAAACGTGTAGAACTGCAAATGGTTATGATATTAATGGTTTTGGCCAATTGAAAGATGGTCGAGGAAACATTTGCCCACAGACAATTATTTTACCCACACTTGCAATGGAAGTCTTGGAAGAATCTGAGCTTGAAGATTTGAGAAAAGGTGTCATTTCAGGTGATAAAGAAAAGAAGTTGGATAAGTTTATGAGATTGCTTTCTCGTAAAATTGACCAAACAAAGGATTCCCTTATTGACAGATTTGAATGGATTGCGTCACAGAATCCTAAGAGTGCACCATTTATGTGGAAAAACGGAACGATGAAGGGATATATTCCTGAGGAGGGTATTCGTTCTGCACTTAAACATGGTACATTGGCAGTAGGGCAACTTGGATTGGCTGAATGTCTTCAAATTCTTATTGGTAAGAACCAAACAACCGAAGAGGGTATGGAACTTGCAAAACGAATTGAAAGATTGTTCAAAAAGAAATGTTCTGAATTTAAGGAAGAATACAAATTGAATTTTGGAGTTTATTATACGCCTAGATTTGAGTGGGCGGCATAAGAGTAATCTTATGTACAAATCCTTCACTAAACGGGTTGAGAGTAATAATCTAGTAAGAAAGACTAAGTTTTAACAATTAAATTGTTAAAATAAGTTAACCCCGTAGGATAAAACTTTTCTAAAGGTTTTGTTCTCTAACGACTATCGAAAAGGTATATATTTGAGAAATTAAATATAGAGTAACTGAGTAGAGTACACATAACGTGGAAATGTGAAGCCCCTACCAAACCTTAAATGGTTTAGAGGGTGAAGATATAGTCTAGTCCCCTAAAAGTCAAAATATCGGGAAACCGAGGGTGAGATATGGCTGAAAATCTTTGTTTTACAGCAATGAAAAAATTCAAGGGTAAATATGGTGTAATTCCAAAGGTATCTGATAGAGAATATTTTACAAATTCAATTCATGTACCTGTTTGGGAAGAAATGACACCATTCCAAAAGGTTGATATTGAAAGTCAATTAACAGGTTATTCTTCTTCGGGCTGTATTACTTATGTTGAAGTGGATTCAAAGGTGCGAAGCAACATTGATGCTTTAGAGGAAATGGTTAATTACATGATGGATAAGGATATTCCTTATGCTGCTATTAATTTCCCGATTGACAATTGTAAAGAATGTGGCTATTCGGGCGATATGGAAGGTGATACGTGTCCTGTATGCGGAAGTGATAACATTGAGCACCTTGGTCGTGTAACAGGCTATCTAAGCTCAGATGTGCGTCGATTCAACGAAGGTAAGCAGAATGAATTTAAAGATAGAACGAAACATGAAGAACACATTTTAGTATAATTAAAAAAACGGCAGATAAAGTGAAATATAGTGGTATTATTAATTGTACTATTGTTGACGGAGAAGGATTCCGCGTCGCATTATATGTTAGTGGGTGTAAACATAAATGTGAAGGTTGTCACAATGTTAAGACGTGGGCTTTTGATGCCGGTAAGGAATTTACACAAGAGGTTGAAGATATTTTATTTGACCGACTGTCTAAACCTTATATTAAGGGTTTAACACTTACAGGTGGAGACCCATTATTTAGTGCAGATGAAATGTTAGGAGTTGTAAAGAGATTTAGAGAAAAATTCGGAAATACGAAAGACATATGGCTCTATACAGGTTTTACGATGGACGAAATAAAGAATCTTGATGAAGCTCAAAAGGAACTTGTCAATCTGTGTGATTATATTGTTGACGGTAAATTTATTCTCTCAAAGAGAAATGTAGCCCTCTCATTTAGAGGTTCAGAAAACCAAATTATATGGAAGAAGACGTCTGATGGAGAGTTTAAAGAGAGTGAATTGAATTGATATTAAAAGTAATAAATCCTATATTTATCTTAAAGATAGATATAGGATTTTTTTTATGGCTAAGACCCAATATTATGGAATAAAATTTCCAATTCAGATAGTATCAGAAACGGGTAAATGTTTAGACTTAAACACAACAAAAGCTGAGATGGTTAAGAGTGAGTTAATGCACGTTTTATTTACACCAATTGGTCAGAGGTTAAGACGGCCAACATTTGGGACTAATTTAATTCAATTTTTGTTTAACCCAAACGAGAATGAAACATTTAGTGATGTAATGTTGACTTTAAAACAAACAGTAAAAAAATGGGTGCCTGATTGTTCATTAGAGGATATTATAATAGTTGAAACAGACAATGGCTTAGGGTTAAATGCTCAAATACGCTATTCTGTAATGGAGGATGATGGTTCTACAAGTTTATATGAGATACATACACCTTTATAAAATAGAAAAACAAATAAAAAATGGCTGAAAATAAAATTAGTTATGTCGCAAGAAATTACGACGATTATAAAAATGAAATTAGAGAATTAACACGTAAATATTACCCTGATGTTTTTGCTTCTTTGAATGATTCTTCAATTGGTGAGTGGCTTATTGAGTTGGTTTCAGATGTTGGTGATAATCTATCTTTCCATACTGATAGAGTGTTTCAAGAGACTAATATTGAAAGTGCTAAAGAAATGGCATCTTTGGTTGCGTTGGCACGAAGTAATGGATTAAGAATACCCGGGCAAAAAGCAGCAATTGTTGAAGTTGAATTAACTTGTGAAATACCTGTGAATGACACAGGTGATAATAGTGATGGCCGTTTATCTACTCCTGATGAAGACTATTGCCCATATATTAGACGTGGCACTTTGTTTTCAACAGGTTCTGTTACATTTGAATTGGATGAAGATGTTGATTTTAAAGAACAGTTTAATCGTGATGGTTATTCTAATAGAGAAATTATAACAAATAGAAATTCTAACGGTAATATTGAGAATTACACGTATAAAAAACTTGCAATTGCCGTTGCAGCACAGAGCAAAATATATAAAATGGTTGTTCAATCTTCTGATATTGAACCATTTATGTCAATTACTCTTTCTGATAAGAATGTTCTTAATGTTGAAAGCATTATTGTGCGTCAAGGTGAAAATATTACATCTGATCCAACACTTGCTGAGTTTTATGTCGATAAGGAAACATATTATGATTATAGTGGAAAACCAATTCAACGTTATTTTGAGGTTGATAATTTAATTGATCAATACCGATTTGGATATGCGGTAGAAGAGTATGATGGTGGATATCCAAATGAAAAAGATGAGTTAGTTAATTATCGTCATTATTATAATCC